AGGACTTGAGTATGATAGTACTTATTATTATTGGGTAAGGTTTGTAAGCACTTCTAACAATCCAGGGCCTTGGTCAAACATGGCTAGTGCTACAACCGTAGAAAACATAGGGGCGACTATGGCCGCCCTTAGCGAAACATTAGCAGACTTACCTGGGTATAACTTATTAGCTACTAGTACAACCGCAGCAACTATTATAAAAAGTTCTAGCGAACCCAGCACTAGAACAAATGGTGATGCTTTACAACCAAATGATATTTGGTTTGATACAGATGATGGTCAAATATATACAAGAAACACAGCAAACAATGCTTGGGTAGCAGGGCGTGATGCAACGTTAGTTAATGTATTTGGAAGTACAAGTTTTACTGGCAGTACTTTAACCGCGGCTATGGCTACTGCTCAATCAGATATTGTTACTGTTACAAACGCACAAAGCGCTACTGCTACTTCTGTAACAAATCTTACTAGCACTGTGGGTACTAATACTAGTTCTATTAGTACATTAAACACAACCACTGCAAGCCACACAGGTGATTTAGATGCGATGTTTGTATTGCAAGTTGCAACAGAATCGAATGGTAGTAAGTCAGCTGCTGGTATGGTTGTTGGATCAAATGCTAGTAATGGTTCAGGGGCCCAGTCCTACGTACAGTTTCAAGCAGACAAGTTTGCTATTTGGAATGGGTCTTCTAGTACAGCACCTTTCATTGTAAGCGGGGGCACTGTTTTTATAGACAGCGCACGTATTCAAGACGGGGCTATAAACACTGCACGTATAGCAAACGCTGCAATTCAAACAGCTAAAATAGGAGACGCACAAGTTACCACGGCTAAAATAGCCAACCTACAAGTTACTAATGCACTTATTGCGGACGCAACTATTCAAGACGCAAAAATAGTTAGCTTAAATGCTACAAAAATAAGTGCGGGGTTAATAGATGCTGCAAGGATTAATGTAGACACTCTTAACGTTAAGTTTTTTGCTAACACTTCTTCTAAAATATATAACCATTTAAGTACTTCTACCGCAGTACCATTAATACGATATGGTTCTGCAATTAGAGGAGCCGGTGGTAGCACAATTTACACAGGTAGTAACTCTTCTTTTGTACCCGTTACTATTACTGATGTACGAAACAATGCTTCTTATACTGCAGTTTTATCAGCAGTTCTTGGTAATGTTGATGGGGGGTCAGTGCAATTTTCTTTAGATAATTCTAATTGGACAACTGCGTCTGGTGGGGAATCAAGTATCTATTGGAACGCCGGCACATACCGGGGCTATGTGTACACTTATCAAGGTCAAATAACAGGTTTAAGTACCTCTCAAAGCACGGTTTATTGGCGAGTTTACTTTTCAGGAACTTATAATCACACACACATGCAACTGCATGTAACAATGGATAACACAACATAATGGCGGACTTTACAGTATACAAAACGGCTACAGGAATCATAGAACATGTTATATCTTCTGATTGCGATATTAGTGACATTATAGTAGAAAGCGACGAAACAGTAGTGGCTGGAAACTATTCTCCTGGCGGACATAAGTTTGTAGATGGAGTTGCTACAGTTATAACTAGACCAGCTGTTGATCCATAAGATTAGTTAAGGTACTATAAATTATTATGAAATGCGGAGGTATAAATCAAATGGGTATGAAAGGAATGTACAAAAAGAAACCTGCTAAAAAGAAAAAGCCAGCTAAAAAAGGTAAAAAGAAATCTTCATACGGTTACTAGCCGTGGAAGATGAAGTAATAGAACACTTCTAAGGAGAGATAAATGGATAAAGGATCTATCTACACAGCTTATAAAGCATCGCTTGAAGGACAACGGGCCCAGGTCAGTTTAGACCTAGAAGTTCTTACTTCAAACGCTACCTCAATACCAGAGCACACTAACTTTACAGAGTACTTAGATCAGCTGGTTGGTAAATTAGTTGAGATTAATGATAAAATAAAGTTAGTTGATTTTTTAATTGCACAGGAGAAAACAGATGGCGTCTAGAACACCAGGAGAAAAAAAACCCGGTAAAGTAGGAGACATGAAGGTTGAGGAAACTAAAATGAAACCTAATGTGCCTAACCAAGAACTTTCTACTAAGGATTTTACTTTAATGAGTGAAGCCGAAGTATCAGAAGAATTAGACAATATTGTTTATAAACCTAAAAAACCCAAAGGGAAGTAATGAAAATGATGAAAAAAAAGAAACCGGCTAAAAAACTTACAGCAAAACAAAAAACTTTGCCTGCATTTTTACAGAAAAAAATTGCTAAAAAGAAAAAGAAAAAATAATGCCAAGAAAAGTTAAAAGACCTTCTCAAAAGGTTAGGAAAAAAAGCATTTCTAAACGCCAAGAGGCATCTTTAAAAAAACACAGCAAACACCACAGCGCAAAGCACATGGCTTTTATGAAAAGGCGTATGCTTATGGGTGATACCATGAGACAAGCACACAAAAAGGCTATGGATAAAACTGGCAAGTAATGGCCAGAAGAAATTACCGTAAAGAATACGACAGATACCAAGGTACAGCTGCGCAAAAGAAACGTAGGGCGGGGCGTAACAAAGCACGCCGTTTAATGATTCGTAAGGGTAAAGCAAAAAAAGGTGACGGTAGAGACGTTGCACACAAAGACAACAACCCTTTGAACAATAACCCTAAAAATATTAGAATGGAAAAGAAGAAATCAAATCGTTCTTTTAAAAGAACGCGAACAGCAAGGAGAGCATAATGGCGGCAAAAAAAGCTAAAAAGAAAAGTGGGGCAAAACCAACTAATCCTACTTTGTATGCAAGAGTAAAAGCAGAGGCTAAAAGAAAATACAAAGTTTGGCCGTCCGCTTATGCATCTGGTTGGTTAACTAAAACCTATAAAGCTAGGGGCGGAAAGTACAAGTAATGGCTAGTGCTAAACCCAAAGGTGGCTTAACAAAATGGTTTAAAGAAGACTGGGTTGATATAGGAAGAAAGAAAAAAGGCGGTGGACACGCGCCTTGTGGTAGAAAAAAAGCTTCTACTAAGAAAAAAGGTTATCCTAAATGTGTTCCTAAATCTAAAGCAGCTAGCATGACAGCCGCACAAAAAAGAAGTGCAGTTAAACGCAAACGTGCTAAGGCCCAAGGTGTAGGCGGTAAACCCACAAGAGTTAGAACAATGGCTAAAAAAAAGACTACTAGGAGACGAAAATAACTGTAATTTGCTATACTATCGTCTTAGCTCTTTTATTAATGAGTATAATTATGTATATCGAATATATTGAAAAGTTTTTGGATAAGGTAAAAAAAGCCTATGCAAAGCTGTTTAAGAATAATTTAAAACAACCAGTAAGGAAAAAACGTGCCCCGCAAAAAAGAAAACCCAATACGAAAAACAACAAGAGGTAAGGGCGCCAACTACCGAAAGACTAAGTCAGGCGCTGGCATGACTAAGAAAGGCGTAGCCGCCTATCGTAAAGCAAACCCAGGATCTAAATTAAAAACCGCAGTAACAGGAAAAGTTAAAAAGGGAAGTAAAGCTGCTAAAAGACGTAAGTCTTTTTGCGCTAGATCTGCAGGACAGATGAAGAAATTCCCTAAAGCTGCAAAAAATCCTAATTCAAGACTAAGACAAGCGAGAAGGCGCTGGAAGTGTTAATTTTTTGCACTTTTTAAAAAAACAGCTTCACCACGTGCCCGTAGTGCGCATATCACTACTAAGTCAATGCATTTGCTTGCATTACATCAATAATTAACTGACGGCCTTCTGAGGAGCTTGTACACCCTTTCCACGTTTTAGCTGTCTTATACCGTAGTTTTCTGCCGCATTTCGTAGATTTATGATTTTTTTCTCTATTTTAGAGAAAGTATTCCAATCTCGAACCTCGGTCGCGGTTCGTCCGCAACCTCTACAGCGATCATCACCCCATTGAGTACAAGAACATATGCCAACACATGGGCAATCTGCCACACTAGTGCACCGTCCTAAAGTTTTTGAATGTTGGGTAAAAAGTCCAACTTCCTTCATTTAATCCTCCAGTAGAGTAACGAGCTTTGCTAAATACCATTGAGCCTTTTTTAAATCCTCAATTTTGTTTTTATACTCATATCTCCACAAGTACTTAATTACATTGCCTTTACAGTATCCAGCAAAGGCTTCTTTTTCCATGCTTTCTTCTATTGCGTCAATGCACTCTATACCGCCTTGATTATAATGAGGTGGTTTGTTTACCATATCCATATTTGAATTCCAATACATTTGATTAATTGTCCGTATTTAAACATCTGTTACTTATTTTATCGATATATGCTTCAAAAGTCACGGCACACCTTAAAAAGCAATCTAAATAAAAAAATTCTGCTAGTGGGTTGTCTGTTATACAAACACCGTCTGGATATCCCAGGACTATGTATGTAGGTAGTTTATGTGTGTGCGCCCGCTGGATCCAGAGGCGTTGTTGTTGAGAAAGGTTGATGGGTACTTTTGACGTACCACGGTCAGGTAAAGATTGCACATACTTATATTCTACAAAACAAAAGCCGCCAGGGCCGGAGTAGAATGCGTCAGGAACACCCCCATGATATGGGTCGTTGATTTTCCACTTATAAATTTCTTTAGGAAGTTTTTTGTGGATTTTGTTTATGAAGTCCTTTTCTTTCATTATACAAAGCTTGCAGCTCTGGCCACTTGTATAGCTTTTTAGTTATTGAATTATAGTAATTACCTTTTGGGCAACTACATTCAACTTTTATTTTGTTACAGGTTGAACATTCCATGGCTAGATACATATGTGTAGTGTACATGATGCGACAGTATATGTCGCACCGTGTACGTAAAGTGATTACTTAATGCTTTCAAACACTGTTTTTGCATTGTTGTAATCGTCGTCAGTTGCCCATCCAACTTTTTCAACTTGGATGTTATAGAACTTTTGACCTGTTCTATTTTCTGTTCTAACAGAAGACATTTTCCATAATGCTGAAAAACGATCT